CTCCTGTTGTCCCCAATAACCTCAATTGATTTCCCGTGACCAATAATCCAAAGTTGTTTGGCGTCACATAACTTCTTGAGATCATGGATCCATCTATTAAACCTTTTGCTATTCCGCCATCGTCATCATAGATGCTCATGATGATTTTCTGTATCACACCCAGTTTCTTGACCTTCACAGGTGGTGATAACCATATTGGCATGCTGAATGTCAGTGTGGCCACATCTATCTCTGAATCTGCCCCTACAGGTATGGTCCTCGAACTGAAGGTCACTCCAGTTAGTTCCACGTAGCTCAGACTGGTCCAGTCTATGTAGTTGTCGGACTTCTGTATCTCGAAGTCTGGGTTGAACAGATACAATATCTGTTCCATAATCTGTAGTTTCTGGTCGGTGTTGGAACTCCATATGTCAGCCGTGACTTCTAACCTGAAAGGGGAAGGCATCACTTTCTCTATGGTGTATCCAGCACCCAACTGATTGGTGTATTCCCCGGTTGCTTCGTCATATGCACGTTCTTTCAAGTGTTGTTTTTCAATGTGATAGGGATTCTGCATCCTCTCCCTATCATAATTCAATTCCCTCACGTAACAGGCTATCTTTGGTGTGTAGGCTAGTGCATTTTCGGAGTTGTTACGTATGATGTTGGCCACTTGTCTAGTTGGATCCCCATATACCACAGGTACTGCCCTGAGTTGGACCTGCCCATCCGAACCCCTGCCGGTCTCAACAGAGAAGTTGCTCAATATCCTAATGAATTGAGTGAGGAATTTCCTGACCTGTCCTTCGTAAAAGTGTAACATCCTTAATTATCAGCCTTTGGTTTCAATGCATTTGTTAACGCTTGTCTCTGTTCAACGGTCAATCCGTTGATCGTGGAACTGGTCGAGTTATTAACAAAACTTGTTTTATAGTTTGCTCTTGAATTGTTGTTCGTAGTAGTTATTCTCACCGAGTCTTCAATTTTTACCCATCTGGTTCCGTCAAAACGGAATAGTCTATTCGGTAGGTAATCCGTCCTCAGGAAGTAATCTCCCTTGTCGACATTTGCCGTTGGGAATGATATACCAAATCCCGCTGGATTGCCATTTGGTGCGACACCGTCGCCGTCCAAGTAGAACCCATAGTGTGAGGCGGCCGGTGTGTCTATGACAGCGTTCACTGATTTGTCCGAACTTACTCTGTCCGTGTCGTTGACATTGTCCGTCCTGATGTTGCCCCTCTCGTCGATGGGAGCCACGTAATACTGTTTGTAGTTGAATCCAGACTTTGGAGCGTCCGCTTCCGCCTGCGCAACGATCTGGTCGTTGATGGTCTTCTCCCTGTTGTAGGTGCTCATGTAACTGGCCACGGATCCTGCCGTTGTGGCGTCTCCGATGATGTCCTTGAATTCCTGAGAATCCACCATTGTCTTCATTTTCAACCTAAGTAGATGTGGCCACCAAGTCTGTGAGAACCCTTCTGCCGCCCTGTTGACATCTTCAACCACGTAGTATCTTTTTAGTGCTATTGGTATGCTTTCGTCTAAACTGTAATCTTCCTTCATGTGTGGGAATTCTATCACGTCTCCCGCCATGGGTTTCCTGCCGATCCTCTCCACTATGTCGTTCAGATGAACTGTAAGGAATAAAGTATCGTTCTGTAGGAACATTCCAAACTGTGATAGGTTGAAGTCCGCGTCCTGTACGTTGTATATCCCCCTCACAACATATACATCATCTGCATATTTCCTGTCTCTGTTCTCCAGGAACAGTAGATCCTGTATGGTCCTCTCGTTTAGGCTGTCGCCAGAGTATTGTGGTTGTGTGGGACTGGCCGGACCATCCTTGTTCGTATCTCCCTGATCGTATGGACCCAGGTACTTGTGGAAATGTAGATCCGTCCCGCCCACCTGGAACATCTCCTTGATGTTACGATCGAAGAACTTGTAGTCGTTGCCCTTTTCAGGCTTGAAAATGGATAATCTTGGCATATCATACATATTTATTGCTGGCATCACGACAATAAATATGAGTATGTCAGAACTCCAAACAGGACAACAGGAAATATTTGATTACGTGAAGAACAATCTCGGCGATGGCATGATCGACGTGGAATTGGACCCAAAACACTATCATACGGCGCTGGAGAGAGCGGTCAACAGATACAGACAGAGGTCTTCAAACGCCGTGGAGGAATCATACGCTTTCCTAGAACTGAAGAAGGACCAGAATTCATACATCCTGCCAGACGAGGTTATCAACGTGAGAAACCTCAACAGGAGGACCGTGGGTTCCAGGACGGAAGGTGGAGAGGGAGGAACACTGTTTGAACCGTTCAACCTGGCCTACACCAACACCTATCTACTAAGGGCGGGTGCCACAGGTGGTCTGGCCACCTACTACGCTTTCGCTTCGTACCAAGAATTAGTTGGAAAGATGTTCGGAAGTTTCATACAGTTCCACTTCGATGTGGCAACCAAGAAACTGACAATAACACAGAGGCCTAGGGCCGACAACGAAACAGTATTGATGCACACCGACAACTACAGACCGGACATCACACTGTTCAAGGACATCTACGCCAAGCCGTGGATCAGGGATTACACACTAGCAGTATCTAAAGTGATGCTGGGTGAAGCCAGAGGCAAGTTCAACACCATAGCAGGTCCACAGGGCGGAACATCATTGAATGGCGATGCCTTGAAGAACGAAGGTAACGCCGAGATGGAGAGACTGGACGGCGAGATAGGTAATTTCCAAGAAGGCGGAACTCCGCACAGTTTTGTTATTGGTTAATTGCCAATCACTATCATTTAAATAACACTGTCATGACAAAATCCAATTACAAGAAATATTCTGACCTCTCACTAGACGAACTGGAAAAGTTAGTAGAGGAATTGGAAACGATGAGCATCCGGGCCTTGAAAGAAGGTAAAAAAAGCCTGAGGGTCAGCATCTTGAAATCTGTCAGAAAAGCAATCAAAGAGATTGAAAAACGTCTAAAAAAATAGTATAATAATCCTATGCTGATAGGTGTAGTAGGATTGATAGGTTCTGGTAAAGACACGGTTTCTGATAGACTGGCGCAAAAACACGGTTTCAGGAAAGACTCGTTTGCGAAAAGTCTCAAGGACGCGGTCAGTTCCATGTTCAACTGGGATCGAGATATGCTAGAAGGCAAGACGAAGCAAAGCAGGGAATGGCGTGAGAAACCAGATGCTTTCTGGAGCAAACGTTTTGGCAAGGATGTGACCCCTAGATGGGTGTTGCAGTATTTCGGCACAGAGGTGATGCGACAGAACATGCATGATGCCATATGGGTGGACAGTTGCATGGCCAGGTATGATGGCAAACCCACCGTGATAGCGGACACGAGATTTGAAAATGAGATCAAGACTATACGGGAGGCAGGAGGCAAGATAGTGCTGGTGAAACGTGGTGCTGATCCTGACTGGTTCACTGACTACGTGGAAGGCAATGTGATACCACAACACATACATTCCTCTGAATATGCCTGGGCTAAATCCGAGTACGATCACCTCATAGAGAACAATGGCACAAAAGAAGAACTGTACAACAAGGTTGATGACCTAATCGTCAGCAACAAGATCGCCCACACGCCAACCCAGTCTACGGACCCCGGCCAACCGCTGGCAATTGGCGCAAACTGTTTTTAAATTAGTAGCCGTTGTATTCCTAAGATTCCCATCTACGAACAGCACGTCCAACTGTGCTTTGTCCTGTGCTTTGAATCCACACAGTTCACACTTCTTATGCTTCTTGTAACCCGAACGCTGTAGGGCGGTTATGCCACCCACACGTTTGCCTGTACGTTTCCTGTTGCAGGTGTCACACACACTACGCCAGTACACCCTGTCCCCGCGGCGATAGGCGTAAGCCCTGGGTTTACTTTTACACTCCTTGCACAATGGTCTATCAGGATATCGCATGTGTGTATTTACGTTGCCTATATAGGTACCTGGAAAACGGTAAATTATGTCAACAAAACCGTATGATATAATAAATAACTCTGTATACGTTAAACTTGCAAGGAGAA